ATAGCTACACCGTCATACATTACTGCTTTATTCTTAGTTGCATCAAATACAGCTTGCTTGGCTGCTGCATGGTCGCCACGACTAGCTGTTAATGCTTTACCATATACTGCTAAGTAGTCACCGATATCACCAGCTTCCGCGTTCTGTTTGGTAAAGCTACTTATTAAATTTGACATGTACTCACGTTTAGTCAAACCGTCTTTACCACCAACACCAACGTCATTCCAGTCTGCTGCGAAGTACTGCTTGTTCTCAACATTCTTATGATAATCAGCTATATCTCTGGTAATCATATCAGCGGTCTTACCCTGCTGTTGACCTTCTGAGATTATCTTGTATTCATTATAAGCATCTTGACCCAACTGTTTAGAGAACTTAGCTCTATCTGCTGACTCAAACTGTGCGAACACTTGCATAGCGTTTTGTGCTGCTTCGGTAGGCTGGCCATTTTCATCAACCATCGTACCTTCTGTAGCGTATCCACCAATGTATGCTGTACCTAGTGTTTTAACTAAACCAGAATCACTTGATGAATCATTCCACATATCAACTACACGTGCACCTACTTCTACGGGCTTTGATAAGATAGCACTTGCGACTTCACGATTGGTCAAATCTTCATCACCTGTGACGGACATTACTAATCGCTTTGTACGCTCCCTAGCAGCCGCCACGGACTCTTCTTTTGTAGGCTTAACATCATATAGCTCTCCACCTTTACCGTCACCAGCTGCCGCCTGTGCATCAATAACGTCTTCGAATCGCGCTGCTGCGACCTCTGCTTCGATTGCCTTTTTCTCGGCTGGTTTCAGTAGGGCATCAATACTATTCTTAGCATTCTGGATACTAAGGTCATACTTAGCAGTACCAGATGTGCGTGTAGAATACTCGACAATAGCTGCCATAGCCTCTACTTTCAAATCGAGATACTGTTGGTGCGCTTCTGGACCGGACACGTTGTTGAAGGCTGTACGAGCTTCTGCTACAGATAAACTAATAGCATTACCTGATTTAATGTCATACTTATTAATAGCGGTATCGAGTACTTGCTGTTCTTTGGGATTGTATCCCTTAGTGAAGCCGAACTCTTTTGCCATGTTAAGCATACCAATATTACCGTTGGCAATAGACTGAGCTAATTGAGCTTTCATCATACCTGAGTAAGCCACAGGGTCAGCTGTAGGCGGTTTAGCCTCACCGTTAAAGAATGCCTTAGCTTTATCGTGAAAGGCCGTAGCCTCTGCCGTAGACGTTATATTCTTTGCATCAGTTGTGAATGTATCGAACGTACCACGAATACCTTGCTCAGTCTCTTTACGATTCTGTTCTAAGGCAAAAGCTGTATGCTCTTTATATTGTGACCGTACTAAATTACCTGACGCTTTGGACCAAGCCTGTGTTATCAGTTGCTGAGTCTCAGGGTCATTCTCATAGCCTTTTAGCTTTGTGTCTAACTGTGCCCTCAGTTTCTCAGCATATTGCTCTGGTGTGTCAGCTGCGGATTCTGACACTGTATTAGCAGCCTCAATATAATCCTGTTGAACACCATTCATTACACCACGTTGTTGTGACTCACGGTAGCCTTGATATTCTGGGCTTTCACCATACATGGCTTTCTTCCAGCCAGTACGCTTGTTACCTTCTGCTACTGAATCTCTTGCCTCAGAATCACCTTGTTTGATGCTTGCATCTAAGTGTCGTTGTGCATTAATGTTTTGGGCTTTGTTACCTAGTAGTTTGGCAAATGAACTGCCGAGAGAGCGACCAAGATTCTTGGCTGCTCCATCAACGTCACTCACTGCTCTAACACTCTGGGTAGTTGCCGTCCTGTTAGCTTCGCGCATTGCTGGTGGATTAACTAATCCTGCATTGGCGTCACTGGTTGCTGTTCTTGCTGGTTGGCCAAACTCTGCCATCGTGCTTCTCCTAGATTTGTAATGTACCTGCATCAGCCTTGGCTGGTTTACTTGCTAAAGCTTCCGAGATAGCGAAGTCACCCAATTCAAAAGATGATGCTGCATTTAGTAAGTTACCTACTAGTGATGATTTAGGTTGTTCTACTTTTGCTTGTAGTTGCATGTTTGCACCATAGATACCAGCTTTAAGCTGTTCTATTTGCTGGTCTGCTGCTTTACCACTTGCGGCCATAGCCCATTGTTCATTCACTTGTGTCTGCTTTAATCCAGCTTCTACACTAGCTCCCTTAGCACCGGACAATGCCGATGATACTCTTGCTGCTGCTTCTGCTTCATCTTGTTGCTGACGTATACGTGTGTTAGTCTGAATCTTATCACGGTTAACCGCAGAGATATTTCGCTCTCCGGCTGAACGTGCGTTAGATGCTGCTATCTTACTTGATACTGATTGAAAGGTACTGTTGTACATAGCAACCGTCTCGGCTGATTCTACACCAGCCGCCATTGATGCGAAACCCATACTACTTTGCATAGCTCCTGCGTATATTGACATTACCTCATTCTCCCACTTGATTTATAAAATTGACCATTCCATGATATACCACCGATAGTTAAACCTAAATAACCATCCGTGAAGAACTCTATCTTAGCTTGTGAAGCATTCTGTGAGTAACTGAAAAGTAAGTCACCCGTATGTGAACTCTTCTTACCTACTAAGTTATCCGTCTGTCCCATCGTTCTACCTTCGAACGTTTGGTCGTCCAGTTCTACATAGTCTGATATAATCCTACCTGTAATTTCGTGAGTGTCTACCACGTACAATCTCCAACGTGCTACCCTGATTCTATCTTGTGTTAAGATAAGACCAGATTCATCTCGTCGGAACGGGCGTGTTGGGATATATCTTGCTGATACTGGTACACCGATATGTACTTTACAGCTACCAGCGAATGTCAAATCTTCATCAAACGTTATTACATTACCTACCTTGGTATACTCTGCCTTATACAATGGGAATAACGAACCTTCACCTTGTACAACAATCGTATCATCGGACCACGGATAATTTGCCGGTAACTCTACGGATAAGCCGTACTGCGAGTCTAGTGTCACTAAGTAATCTAAGAAGACTTCGTCACTTGTTTCTGCTACGCGAGAGTATAAATCTACTTCATATAAAGAAACATTATTATCGTGTCGTGTGAATACCTTTAATGTATCTGATGTAAACGTCAAACCAATGATATCAATATCGTCCGGTAACTCCCATGTACTCCATGAGTTTTGCATTACCTCACCACTATCATCATAGTTTTCATATACATACAACACATTACTAGCACTATCGCTAGTGGTAACAACAATCATGTCAGAGTTTACACTACCTACCATTCTAGTAATGCTACCTTTCATAAGGCCAACTACATGCTTGGATACGTTTTTGCCGAACTCTTGCTCCGTTGCTTTCTTGGTTGTATACTGTAAGATACCTGCCGACTTACCTTGATGCAAACCTAGTATAACATTAGCACCCATAGGTACAGGTGCTACGGTTACGTCACAATCATATGAGGATACCTTGGGCATACTAACTGTCTGTGGTGTAACTGCAACATTACCATCAATCTTAAATTGACCGTTAGCTGCTACTAGTAACATGTCTCTGTTGTGAGAACTGATATGTTGAATTGCTTCTGTATCTGCTGCACTGGATGTAATTCCTACAGGGTCAGTAACTAATAACTTGATAGCTGATGCTTTAAACCAATTACCATAATCATCTGTTTCTGACATGTATACTGAACCTTTTGCTAAGAACACAAGCCGGTTTTGGAACTGGCCAATGTCTACTAAACGCTCACCAATAAACTCTGGGAATGGACATGATTCATCATCACCTGTTCTACGGTCTTTCCAATCACCTGCTGCTACAGTAAACTCTTCACTTACAGTATCATAAGTCACAGTATGTGGCATGGCGTTTGGCCATATGTCATACGTCTCATGTGGTGAACGTGTCTCAGCCCACACACACTCTTCTAAGTATGTATCTGTTGTAACTGCACTGTCAGCAATACGCTCAGCCTTTAGGTAATATGTACCATCTGGGCTTGCTGGGTTAGGTCTAACTGTTATGATAGTACCGTCTACTGAATACAAAGGTAAACCCTCAGTATCAGATATACGTTGACCGAATACTCTCGCACTCCTGTCACCCTGACCTGTTATGATATACATAGTAACCCATTGGTTGCCTATGAGCGTACCCGCCTTTCGCTTAATTGCTAAAGATGAACCTAACACAAACACATTGTATGCAGCCGTAAACCAAGATTGGGCGAGGAATGCGTCTGCTATACCTCTGGCCACTGCTGTAGTAGCTCTTGCTTTATCTGCTGTATCATAATCCGGTTCAGTAGTACCTAAATCTGGTACTGTATAAGATACGGTTGTTGCTGGTGAATCAGCGGTACTACCTATACCTACTGTTAAAGTCTCACCATAATTCAATGCTGACAATACGTTTATATGTGTTACAGGCAATTCGGTATCTAACCCATTACCACGCAATATAATCTTGTCCTTGTTCAATAAGTATGTAGTGTCATTGATAGTACGCATCACAATATCACCACCAACACAATAAGGTGCTGCTGCTGTATGTGTTGAGCCAACCTGTATATAGTTCTTAAAACTATTCACATGACCGTTATCTAAATTTACCATTATGGTAAACGTATCACCGTCTTTACGATACTCATGGTGAACATACCTATAATGACTTTCTGCCATTGTCATAAGATGTTGTGCAAACACTAATGGTGGTCTACGTGTCAACTTCTGTACTGGGTCTGACCGTAAGTTAACTTGTAACTCGGCATGACCATCAGCCCTATTTCTAGGTGCTAATGTACTTACACCATGTATAGGTGTTTTATATGTGCCTTCTACTCTCATGATTAACCACCATAACTATTTGGTCGGAATGAACCACCAGATTGATACGGACGTTGGCCTGACCGCGCTCTGGCTATCCTAGCGTTATTAAAGACGTTAACACGTGAGGAATCTAAGTCCTCTGCATCTACATCTATCTTAGACATACCGGCCAACTGAGTAAACTTCTGCTCTTTAGCTGGGTCTTCTAATTCATCTGCTACGAACTGTGCACATGCCAAATATGCTGCATACTCTTGTATACTAGCTGGCATATCAGCCCACTCTAAAGCACGTATTGTCTTTATAGCAAGTACTGTATAACCTATGTTAAAGGTCTGTGCGAACTGGTTATATACTTTTCCACCACGTTTAACTAGTGCTGCATCTTGTGCAACGAACTTAGTAATCTCTTTCGGGATTAATACTTCACCGCTTATGTCTGCTTGGTAATTTACGTTGTAGTCTGTATTAAACCACCAACCACGTTTCTGTACACTTTTACGTAGACGATTGATAGTTGCTGTTGCGTTAGCTACGTCGGGGTGTGCCACGTTAAGGTTGTTAACGGGACTAGAACCAATGGCACGTAGCATCATTTGTACTGTTTCTAACTCTTCCATACTGGATTTCCTTTGCAAAGAAAACAGATATATGAAGCATAATTGCCTCATATACCAAGTGTAATACCACTTATAAAAACCCCTCCTAAAAGGGGCTTTGAAAG